TGTCTGGCCTTGAAGTCCAATGCCTCCGGCGCCCCCTCCACTAGATCCACCCCAAGTACCACTTCCGACATACGAGAGGACGAGCGATCTATTCAAAGTCACGTTGGTGACGATGATTGGCCCCGTGTAGTTGGTGGGGGGGGTTAAGGTCGTCACTGACAGGTATGCAGCAGCGTTCGTCTCTGAAGCGCCGTTCAGGGTGGCATCGAATAGTGGCGCCCCTCCAAGGTCTACGAAGTAGTTGAACTGGCCGGCCTGCTGCACTGTCTTTGATGCACTGAAGTGGCCTGTTTTGCCGAGGAAATCGCTTGCGCTATACGGAAGTGCAGCCTTGCCAGCAAGGGCGATCAGCCATGCATTGTTGGACGAGACGGGGAGCGAAAGTCCAACCTCTGCCGCAATCTGAGATTCGGAGATCGGGAACGACGACGGGAGCGTCATTTCGATTCCACCAGAGCGCGAAGACGAACGACCTCTTTCGCAAGCTCGATACAGGCGACCAGTGCTGCGTTACCGTAGGCTACCGACAGGATTCCTTGTGAGCTTTCGAGAACAGCCTCGGGTAGGACTTCGCGGAGGGACCCAGCACCAACCCCAGTATGCCGCGATCCGTCGCCGTCGATTCGGGTGTAGGTTCCGCTCAAGACCCCAGCAAGGCGGTCAATGAAATCGGGAGGCAAAGATTCCCAATCGGTCTTAAGGCGTTCGTCCGAGTTGTATGTGACGTTATTGGCGAATGTCACGTTGCCATTGGCGCGGCTGATCGACATTGGCGTATCGATCGCCGACCCGTTGTCAGCGTAGCGCGTGATACCGTAGTTCGATCCTGCGTTCGAACCGGATTCGGACGTTGAATCTGCGCCCGCGAACCATCGTTGAACCCCGGCCGTCTGCATGAAGACGGCTCGATTTGTCCCTGCCGCACCGCTGAGCGTGATGGATGCGTAGTTCGGCGTCGTGCCGACAGGGATCGATGTAGCCAGAGGGTTGAGGATGCCGACATCAACTTCCGATAGGCCGCTGTCGATCGCACCGCTGTCCACTGATACCGTGACAGTCGTTAGAGACGTGTAAGCGGATGCTGTAATCGTCCCGAAGATGGTCCCCGCAGTCACGAACATGCGGACTCGTCGTCCTACAGAAAAGGTCCCCGTCTGGTTTCCTGCTACGGTGAACTGCGTGCCCGAGACGAATGTGGGCGTCAGCCCATAGTTCAGCCATTCCGGCGACTGATACCATACGGCTACGTCTGCCATCATCTGACGGGCGGAATCGTTGACCGTCGACGGAGGTTGGCCTTCGGCCCAGTCGATCAGGCCTGCACTCGCATTGTTGCCCGCCGTCGTAGACCATTGGTACATTGGCATTTCGTTTCACCTAAAATGAAAAACCCCGCACGCGGCGGGGTTCGGAGATTTCAATGCATGACGTTCTGATGGCCGGCATCGTGAAGCTCGGCATCGTGGCGGTAATTTCATTTATTGCCGGGATTCTGGAAGCCGCCAAGAAGCCCGTTCACAACGGCTGGGCGACCGTAGTTAAGGAGCCCCTGCATTACAGGGCCTGGAATCGCCTGCGCAGGCGGGGTAGCACGAGCGTCGAGGAACGGCAGGATATCGTTCGGGTTCATCAAAAGCCCCGTTAGGCGGTCCTGTAGACGGTTGCCGACCGCCTGACCGACCTTCCCGACGCTGCCCGCCAAGCCAGCGCCCACCCACGGATGACCGCCTAGCGCCATGGCAAGCCCCGCCATGCCGCGTCCAAGCGGCGTCGCACCCCCGAAGCCGGGGCCGTACAGATTTCGCGCAAGCCAGCCATTGGCCGCGAGGTTGTACGCCGTATCACTTCCCGGCGACTTGATCGAGTTCGATACGGTTGCACGCTGAAGGTCCTGCCCGAGTCCCTGAAGCGTCTGCAACGCGTTTGCGTCGATGCCGTACTTCGCCGCGTCCCCGCTGTTCATCGCCTTCGTTAGCGCCGAGCGGAACGGCATCAGCTGAATCTCCGGCGCGCCGCCTGCATTCATCGCGCGCGTGCCAAGACCGTTCGCGATCTGTTGGCCGACATCCATCGTGTTGATCGGTACGCTGCCGGCCGCGTACGCCGCGCGCGCTTGTTGCACGCCTGGGATATAGGTCTGCGTCCAACTGTCGATCTTGCCGCGCAAAGCGGCCAGGGACGCCGCCTTACTCGTCTCGCCGGCTCGCTGCGCCGTGTCGATCATGTCGCCCAGCGCGCGGGAGGTGTAATCGAGCGCGGCGCCGTTGATCGCCTGACTGCCGCCCTGCTGCGGCCATACCGGAGGAACGCCGCGCCCGACCGCCGCATCGAGCGATGCGAGGCCGTTTGCTCGCTGCATCGCTTCCTGCATCTCGGGAATCTGCGCATAACGCATGAACGCCGGCCCGACGTTCGCGGTCGCTTGGTGCGCGGCGTTGTACAGCGGCGCCGCGGCAGCGTCGCGGGCGGCCTGCGCAGCCTGTAGATCGGCCGGCGTGCCCGCGACGCCCATGAGTGCGCCCCAGCGCGCGTCGTTGTTGTCGATCGCTCGCTGAGCCATTGCCGTTTTGAAGGCCGGGATATTGCCCGCTGCCTTCTCCGTCTGCACCATGACCGGCGTTTGCGCAAGTTGAGCCGTGGTCGGAAGCGAACCAGGAACGAACTGCTGCGCGCCGCGGATATTCGCTGCCGCCTGCGCTGCTTCCGCCTGATCCATTGCGTTCGCCATTCCCTGGCCAACGTACTGCGTCGGCTGCACTACGGGCTTGATGACGTTCCAAAGGCCTTGACCTGCTGCCTTGGCTCCAGCGGAAACAAGAGGCGCTGCCCCTCCAAGCAATCCGCCGACACCGGCTTGTTGCATTTTCTGCTGCGCAAACGACTGATCGCTATTGCCGGTCGTCGGCATGAGACCGCCGCTTATGGCTCCCTGAGCCGCACCCATCCCGATTCTGCCGAGCAATCCCTCTCCGCTACCCAGCGCCATCACAGGAAGGGTGCCAACGACATTGCCGCCAATGCGACCCCAATCCGTCCCATCTGAGCCGTTCGCGGCGCGCTGAGCAGCGTATTGGGCGTTCTGGGAGTCGATCGTCTGCTGCATTTGCGGGAGAGAGGCGCGAGCATCCTGAGCGAATTGCGAGTTCGGAGCGATCTTGTTAGCCGCCCACGAAATACCATGCACCAAGTCTTGCAAGCCGCCTCGAACGATATCCCCAAGGCCCATCGTGAAGCCGCCGGGTGCTTGCCACGGACCTTGAGGCGGTTGTACGGCGCTTGTCGCCTTACTTGGCGAGACTGCGGGCGTTTGCGTAGCAGAAACTGTGGTTGGAGAGCCACCCAACCACGCATCGACGGCAGATGCGCCTTGAGATGCACTTGCCGGCTGCTGCCCGAGCCATTCGTCGACGGAGCTCATTGAACCCACCCGTTTTGCAGCGCCGTACCGACCTTCGATCGCAGTGCACTTGCATCCGGCTGAGACTTCATGAATGCAGCACGTTGATCCGGCGTCATCTGCTGCATTTGATAGATGCGAGGATCATAGTTTTGTCGCCATGCGCTTTCGAACTGGTTGTAGTTCGACGCATTATTCTGATGCTGTGCCATCCAGTTATCGGCCGCTGTCGCTTTCGCTTGTACGGCAAGCTCCATCGCCTTGAGCTTTGGAATGACTTCTATCATTGTCTGATTGAGCATTTCCGGGTTTGGCGTACCGTGGATCACGGTATTGAGCTGGGCGTCTGTCTGCTTACCGCCCATCGCGCGCTGATATTGCTGCACGAGGTAGCTTGCGTACTTCTGGAAAGTCTGCGCATTCGAAGCTGCGTCGCCACCGAATGCCATCCCAGAAGGAAGGTAGCTGTTGATCTGAGACATTCTTTCTAGGCGACCATCCCACCCTGGTCCAAACTTAGTCGTTCCTTGCGCGAGCGCCATCATGTTATCGAGCGTATTGACACGATCTGGCGACGATCCCGCAAACTGTGACAGGTTGTTGTAATTGCCCGCGTTATCTGTAGCTGTGTTTTGCACGGCTGCCTGCATCCCGAGCGGGGGAGCCGCTGCCATTGGTCCAGATGGGTTCTTGGTGGGCGCTTGGCCTCCGCTGATGGCATTGCGCCATCCAGGCGTCTCCGTGTCGAAAAGAGCCGGCAGAATTCTTGCCCGGGTGGACGGATCGGCAAGGTTGATCGGCTGATTAACGCCAACGCCAGACGCAGCAGCCATCGCAGCTGCCTTTTGCGCGGGGTTATTGCTTCCATCCCCAGCCGGTGCCCATCGATTCGCGATACCTGCAATCGTGTTGATACCGTGCTTTGACCCATACGTGGAAAGCAGTTGATCAGCTGCATTGACGCCCTCTTGTGGCGTGTCGTATGTAGCGAATTGGCCGTTCGAGCCTTTGATGTTGCCAAAGTTGTTGTTGCGAATACCTATCGGCACTGAAGACGGCGCGCTCGTCCCGTTCGCGGCATCCGATACGTTCGTAGTCGTTTGGAAAACAAATCCACCCTGACCGCCGTTAGCGGTCGGATCCCATACCTGCATCGGCTGATATTGACCTTTCGCACGAGCTTCAGCGCCGTACTGAGCCCCATATCCGGCCGCAAGCTGATCAGCAGGAACAACTTTCGTGGTACCTGATGTTGGATCGAAATAGATCGGCGTGCGCAACGCAGTCGGCGCGATGTAGTTCGCCTTTGCCACACCTGCTCGGTTCGCCGCTTGGATATCGGCTTGCGACATGCCGCCCTGGATACCCATTTTCGTGAGGTCCGTAGGCGCTTGAGCGAGGATTGTCGGATCGTGCTCGACAGCCACGCGCATCAGATCTCCACCTCCCTGAATGCCTGCCATGTTCATCAACATGCCCTGATTGAACAACTGCTGCGGCGAACGACCATAGATCGATGGCCCTCCAGTGGGCGCGCCAGATGCAGAGTCCCCACCAGATGCGCCACCGACATCGGAAGCCGGCGCCATCGATCCAGGTGCGGCCGACGAAGGCCCAAACATAGCCGAATACGAAGGACCTGCTTGTGGTGCACCGGATTGACCCGGGTCCCCACCCATTAGGCCTTGCATCGCGCGCATCCGGAGCAATTGCTGCTGCGTCTGAAATGCGTTTCCTACGCCTTGCCCCATGCCTTGCACACCCGCGCCCAGGGCTTGCCCCATCGTCACCGGAATACGGGAAGGGCCTGCGGCTTGGAGAAGACCGCCAGCCATGCCAAGCAATCCCGCGGTCTGGGGATTCGCAAACATTCCCATGAGGCCGCCTTGCGACGGATCGCCGGCATTCGTGAATGCGTCGAAGATCCCCATGTCAGACACTCCCGCCGAAACCGAACGGCACCCCGGAGCCCGGGGCGCCAACTTGACCGAAATGCGCGTACGACATCGACGGGCCGATCGGCATCTGCGGCATACGCTGGCCGCCGTATCGGTTCTGGCCGCCGGGCATTACCATCGCTTGTTGCTGCGGCTGATTGCGTGCCTGCATCATCTGCATCGTCTGGTTGACCATGTTGGGATTCATCGACGATATGCCGAAGCCGCCCATCGTCGACGAGCCAAGCGGAGCCGCGCCCGCTGCTTGACCGGAGATCCCGCCGCCCAGCGCCCCGGATGTCGTCCCTGACATGCCGCCACCGGGAAGAAGGCCGCTGTACAGGCCGACAGGAGACGATCCAAGAGCCGACCCGAGGTCACCCACGCCAGAACCGCCCATGAGGCCGCCAATGCCCGACCCTGCGCCCGAGACGGTTCCGGTAAGGCCCGCGTCCCCTACCGCGGCAGGGCCATTCAGGAGGCCGGTCAGTCCGTTGGCACCTCCGGTAATTCCGCCGCTTGATGCTGCCGAAGTACCTACGCCGCTTCCGAGTCCTGCTCCGTTCATGCTCCCCATGCCGAACAGACCGTACAGATGCTGGCCACCAACCGCTGCATCCGTTCCAACGCCCCCTGCTCCGGCACCTTCCGCCGCACTCGCAGCGCTCAGGCCTGATGCGCCTTCACCCGCCGCACCCGTCGCGGTTCCCGCCCCAGATCCGGCCCCACCGCCGCCGGCCCCTCCCATCGCCGCGCCGAGCGCCGGGCCGGCGAAGCTTCCAGCGATCGCGGGCGCCACCTTGTCGGCAATCGAATTGATACCGTTGAACAGGTTCAAACCGCCCGCGTCACCCGGATTGTTCCGGTACATGTCTTGCCATGCGGACGACGTGAAATTGCCCGTAGGGCTGAGAAGCGCACCGCCAGGACGATTGTTGAAGAGTCCCCCGAAGAACGGATCGTACCCAGGAACTCCGAGTGCCGCGCCGGCCGCCTGGAGAGGGTGATTGAACAGCTCACCAACGCTGTCTTTGGCGAAGTCGAAGACGTTACCGAACAAGGACATGCTCGCCTCCAATCTTCTCGTAGTCGACCATTGCAAACCCCATCGGGTCGAAGGAGACCGCATCCGGGTTCACGCGTGCCACATCGTCCGCCATCACACCAATCCGCTTCACCTTCGGGTCGTCCCACAGATAGCGATAGCGATACAGCGGCAGTCCATCATCAAGCGTTTCACCTGTCGCCTCGATATCCAGTTTCAGGCGTCGATCTGAGTAGGCGCCAGCGAGGCCGCCGAGAATGCCGCCTGCTGCACTCCCGTAACCGGAGCCGTTGCTCAATGCACTGCCGAGCATCGCGCCTCCCATCGCGCCTCCCATCGCGCCCGCCATTTGGTTCGTGTAGTACGGCGTCGAGGTCGACGTGTTGCCGCCGTACTGCCCCTGGATCAGGTTCGAGTAGTTGTTGAGCAGTTGCCATGGCGCATTCAGTTGCGACTGTTGCAACGCCTGCTGGTTGCCGCCCATGTTGTACAGGTTCGATATTCCCGCATTCACCGAGTTGACGACGTTCGGTGCGTTCATCGAACCAGCAAGTTGCTGCTGAGACGCGGTGTTGTAGTTCTGCGAGAGACCTTGTGCGCCCTGAAGCATCGCGCCTAGGTTCGTCTGGTACAGGTTCGACAGCATGCTCGAATCGGTGTTGCCGAGCTGCGTTGCGAGATCCTGTTGATTCTGGCTCACCGCATTCTGATAGGCGCCCGATCCATATCGGCCAGATCCCTCAAACGAGCTTGCCGTCTGCGGTGCGGTTGCCGTCTGGTACGCCCGCGTGATCGCGTTGTTCACAGCATTCACGGCACCCGTTTCGTACGGGTTGTTCATCATCGAGCCATTGGCAAACGACGAGAACGCTTGATTGCCAGGGTTCGAATTGAGGTACTGCCCGTTCAACAGGTTTGTCGTATAGCTGCCTGCTGCATTGTTGACGTTCGCCGCATTCGAGAAATCCGTGGCATTCGCGACTTGTTGCGTAGCGCCCAATGCTTGGTTCTGCATTGGTGTAAAGCCCGCAACAGAAGAACTCGGGTTGCTCGCGAACCGGTCGTACGTCCAGCCTGCATTGTTGAAGACGTTCGACAATGACGGTTGCTGCCCCGTCCACGGCGTCGCAACGGTATTGCTAGTCGTGCTACCCCCGCCCCCACTCATAGCGGCTTCTCCAAATAAACATGTGTCATGTCGTAGCCCTTTAGATGCCGAGCCCAGCCCTTTCGAGCGCACAGTTCCATCGCGTCACAACCATTTGCCTTGGCCCATTTCTCTATCGTCCTAACGGCTTCATCCCGCCATTCCCGAGAATTTGTGCCAGTAGCAATGCGGATCGTGCAGACACGCTGTTTCGGATAGTTAGAGAGTCGAGTAATGCCGACTGCGAAAGCGGTTGGGGATTTCCACACCCAAAGCTGATCCTCCCCGCTCGCAAGTCCCGCTCGAATGTCATTGGCGTCGTACTTGCCTCGATTGCGGGAACAAGCGCGCTCAATCCACGGACGAACTTCATCCCACACCTCGTCGATGAGGTGTGCCGGTATCCCGTAGAGCATCGTTATCCGATCAAAAGGACGTTGAATGTGCGGTCGGTCTGCGCGTTGTTCGCGTGCGTGAGTGTCGCGCTCCCGTTGACCTGAGAGGACACGTACAACCCACTGAGTGCGCCGGCCGCGTCCGCAGTGAGTGGCGATAAGAAGAGGCCCGTGTAAGCTCCGATTCGCGCATCGGTAACAGTCGTCGTTGCCGAATTTGCGGTGAGCGTCACCTGAATTACGGTGTTCAACTTCCCCTGCAAGAGGTTGTTTGAGAGGCGAGCAAGCTGACGACGATGCTCGACTTCGTTACTCAGATTCTCAGGGACACCTTGATAGCCGCGCTGAGTCATCGGCGCCCCGACTGGTGAACAGAGTCTTCAGGGATCTCAATACCCTGAAGGTGCGTGAATGATCCGCTCGTCTGTATCCTGGCGCGCATATAACGGTCGTCCGCACGAACCGGGCATTCACCGTTACTGTTGACAGCACTCGCAGTCGTGAAGGACGGAGAATCGATCAGGCGCGTTCTCGTCCCGATCTGAACCGTAGGCGACCCACCATCGACCAGAGGACGAACCGATGTGATGAATGCCCGCTTTCCTCCTGATCCGAACGGCTCAAGCTCAACGGTATCTGCCGTTGCATTTGCCGGCGAGCCGGTGAAGAAATTTAGCTTGTGGGAGGTATCGAACGCACCCATCAAGATCTGACCTCCGGTCCATACACGAGAGTCCAGAGAGAACGGAAGCGTGTCGAGGTTGTATGCACCACCACCGTAACCATCGAGCGAGTCGAGCGAGTACCCCTGCGTGATCGCGCGGAAAATGTACTCAGCACTGACCTGCGCAAAACCCCACTTGTCCAAGGCCCAGTTGTAGACGATCAGAGAATCCGGAACCCCACCGGGAGCCGTATTCGATGGGTAGAGCCACATCACCAATCGGTTGATTGGATCGATCGCAGCAATCACGTTCGACAGATACGACTCATTGACATTAGCCCAAAACGTCTTGTCTACACGATCAATGCCGATAGGCCTGGACGTTGTTCCGTCGAACGCGTAGAACCCGTCTTCTCCGAGGTAGTAGGCCAACGCTCCGAGCTGCGCAATGCTCTTCGGTGCAGGAGTGCCGCGCACACCTTCTGCCGGGTAGAAGCCGAATACAGTCGGAGAGCCCTGGAACACAATGCGCCAAATGGCGCGCTCGAAGAAGACTGCACCATCAGCCGTCCCAAGGTTCCCCACGATCCCCGTAATCCATCCTTGATCGCCCGGAATGATCTGCGAACCGGCAAGCAATTGAGCTTCCTGCACGCTACCGGCAGTGGGCCATGTCGTCGGATCGTCGATCGCACACCACTGGACCCGCTGAGGTTGGTCCCCATTCGTCCCGTCAGTCGTGCCAGCAACCATCACGAAATCCTTGATGGTCGTGATGTAACGGGCCTGGGGTGCAGCTGAAGCCAGATCAGCGAACTTCGAGCTTGACCCGAGCACGAACGATTGAAGGTTCTGCCCGCGTCCAGCAGCGATAACGCGCTGACCGTATTGCGTGAAATTCCAGTGCTCGCTCGCAGGAACCGAGTACCCGCCAGTCTTGCTCACGTCCGTGAAAGATGTGTTTCCTGGCGCCAATTCGTAGAGATGGGTCGCATCCCCGGCAAAGACGTAGTTGTTTCCCCCCGAATCGATCGCAATCACCGCTCCGAGACACTGAGACGCGAGAGCGGAACTACTGAACGGCGCAAGCGTTCCGACCGGACCCCACGATTCTTTCGTCCGCGGGAAGAGATTGACGACATTCGCGGATGCGCCTGAAGCATTGTTCGCCGGCAGATCCGGAGCGAAATCAGCGATCGGAAGCAACATCAGGCCGACACCATCGCAAGAGCCGAACCTGACAACTCTTCCGCGCGATCCGCAGCGAGGAACGACTGGAGTTGCTGGTTATAGAGCGAATCCCACAGGCTGAATGCTTCGTCGTCCTTGTTGAAACGAGCAGCAGCGCGATTCGTAGCCGCAAGGAGGATCGTCGGAATCGTGGCTGTCATCCAGGTGGTGTTGTTCACAATCGTGAGCTGATTGGCGCGCTGCCAATAGATCCCGGTCAGCGTATAAGCCGAGTCAGGAGAGGGGCCGAAGATGAAGTTCTGCCCAAGACGCGCGAAATAGGCCGGCGTACCGCTCGCGCTTCGATCCGGGTACTGCGTGTAGATGAATTCAGGCGTCTTGCGCTCAACCTCGTATGTCTGGCCACTCGTCGACACGAGCAGAATTTTCATAGCCAGATAGCCGGACGGCAGAGGGGTATTGCCAGCAGCAACCGTAGTCGCGTTGAGCGACGCCTCCATCTGCTGTACACCGCGCCCTTGGTTGTTCGCGAAGATGTCTCGATAGATGTCGGCTTCAGCAACCTGGATGAAGTAATCGATCCAGTTTCCGAGATCGGAGCGTGCAAACCAATCCTGGACGGCCTGCTTAAGCGAGGTGTAGTCGTAGACCCCGGCTACACCTGTCGGCGTTCCGCCGCCTATCGGAGGGACGAAGATCGTCATGGCTTATAACGGGATCGCAGGAGGCTGGGGTGGAGCACTGAAGGTCGAACCGTCGTAGGTAGAGCCAATGCCGACATATGCGCCGTCTGGAACTTGCGCGACTGTCGATCCGTTTGGGGCGACCCAAGGGGTTACGCCATCCCATTCGACGGTGTTTATGACAATCCCGTTTTGAACGACGGCGTAAATCATTTAGTTGTACTCCCAAATGATCACAATCCCGTCGCCGCCTTTACCGCCCGCCTGAGCCGCGCCGGTGTTGTTAGAAGACGCTCCGCCACCGCCCGCTCCGCGGCCTGACGCGTTATTTCCGGCTGCGGTATTGATGGCCGCCGTACCACCTCCACCAAAAGGACTGGACGCCCCGATACCGCTTATGCAATCTCCGGCAGCGATGCCGTTGCTAAAACCTCCTGGCTCCCCCGCGCTATTGACTATCGACGCTCCTGTTGAAGCTGACCCGGGTGTGCCGCCCTGTTGCGTGAATGGGGGCGCTGTTGATCCAGCGCCCGCGCCACCATTGCCGCCCGGCGCGCTGATTAACGCGCCGATCGATGTAGTCCCGCCGGCGGTGCCGGCGTTATTGCCCGCCGCCCCGCCTGCGCCCCCCGTTCCGATCGTTATCGTTTGAGCCCCGGGAACCGAAGTTGTGTAGTGCTTGAAGAACGAACCTGCGGCCCCTCCCCCACCCGGAGCAACCTGCCCGGATGCAGCCGCCGCCGCGCCGCCACCACCGCCACCACCGCCGATGCCCTCCGCGTACCAAGAGTGCGTCGATGCATTCGGCGTCCAGGTGCCGCTGCTTGTGAATGTCGTCACTGCAATCAGGCGGCCGGAAAGAGCTGATAGCGTCTGAAACGTCGGGTATGCGCTTGGCCCGTTTGAAGTCAGAACCTGTCCCGCGGTACCGGTGCCGAGCGTCGTGATAGCGCCCGTGCCACTACCTGCGAGCGGTTGATACTGGGCGAGAGTGGCGCCCCCGGTGCCGCCCTGCGATACCGAAAGCGGTGTCGTCAGGCCCGAAAGCGACGTGATATCAGAGTTCGCGCCACTGCCTGCCGCTACGAGATTTGTGCGCGCACCCGACGCGGTCGTCGCGCCAGTGCCGCCTTGCCCGACAGACAAAGGCGTGCTCAGACCAGAGAGCGACGTGATGTTGGCATTCGCACCCGACGTGGCAATGCTCGAATTGCATTGAAAGCCCGAGCCGTTCGTCCATTGCAGCGCCTGCGCCGCGCCGTTGCATCCGGTGACAGATACGGCGGTGACGTTGCCCGTTACCCCCGTCGCATTGCCGAGCAGCGTGTTAGCGCCGGCCTGCGCCAGGTTCCCGTACGTGATGCCGTTCGTGAGCGACTGGAAGGCGTACGTGCCCGCGCCGGTGCGCGTGACAAATCCGGTACTCGAAAAGCCCGTGATGTTGTCCAGGCACGTACCACTTGCGGCAGAACAATTCGTACCGCCAGAACTCACCGGAACTGGATTCGTGAAGGCAGGAGTCGCCGCAGTCAACGTGCCGCGCACCGTTACGTTCTGGAACGTTGGCGACGGATACGTTTGAGCGAACGCGATCAGCGGAAGCAGCAGCGCCACCGCGGCGAGTTTCAGTTTCTTGATCATGTTTTGATCGTATCAGGACACAGAAATGACGCCGCCGTTGTTCCACAGCTTCCCCGAACTCGCAGGAAGCGACGTAGGCAGATCAGAGGGCAGCGGATCGACGATGAGAATGTCGTTGATCGTGGTCGTGGTGATGTTGTTTCCGGTCACGACGAGTTGATACCGCCCATCCGCAGCGTAGAACGAGAACTGCCCGTTCGTGTCGGTCGTGAGCGGATTCGTTGTCACCGTTATCCCGTTGTCGGAATAGATCGTCGCCGCAGTGCCAGCAGGGTAGAGATTCACCTGAACCGATGCATTGGCGATCGGCATGCCAGTCTTCGGATCAGCGATGCTGTTCACGTACCGTTGCATGATCAGATCCGCCGATTCGTAGTGCGGAAGGCTGCGTATTCAGGACCCTTAAGCAGTTGCTTGACCATCGGCCAATGATCCGGGTTCTGGTAGTCCCACCCATGCTTGAACTTGATATCGAGCATGACGACTTCAGGAACGCGCATCGTCTGATGCCATTCTCCGATGCGCTCGACGCTGCATTCCGCTGCGCGCTGCTCGTGGTTGAGCTTGAGCACCGTCTCCACGTCCTGCTCGTATCGGACGATCATCTTTTCGTCCTCTTCGTGGTACGTCATGCGCTTTCCGTCGTCGATGGGCGCTTGATTTTCGGTCGTGACTTCGCTCATGGCTGCCTCAGTGCGTCAGTTCGATCACGTTGCATGTGCCGGTCGACGCGCCGTCCTGAATCACAGCGATCTTCTCGCCCGGGGCGATACGAACAACCAGAGGCGGATCAGACGCCTTCACGAGCATGTCGGTTGCCGTCGCCGTGGGGTTCGTCCCGACTGCGACATGACAGTTTCCAGTCGACGAAATCTGCACAGCCTGCGACCCTTCCGAGTTCGGATCGAACGCCGTCGATTGAACCGATGAACCACCAAGCGTGATGTTCTGCCCAGTGCCAGCAATAGGCCTCCACGGCGCTACCGGAACCCATTTGGACATTGCGCTACTCCAAAAAAAGAGCCGCCCGAAGGCGGCCCAAAGCCCTGACGCGAGGAAGAATCGTTATGCCGTGAGGATGGTGTGCCACTGCCCTGCCGCGGTACAGAAGAACGTCGCCGTCTTACCGGCAGCCACACCGAATGCCGCATTGGCGCTCAACGCATTGATCGCATCACCAGAAGCCGGGAACACGTTCATCGAGTTGGTTGCCGTTGCGTTCACGACGGTGATCTGCATGCCCGGGGCCGATGCCGGCAAAACCGCACTATCGTTCGCGCTTGCCACGGTCGTGAAGCGATTGATCGAAGCGGGAAGAGCCGTCGCACTGCCCTGACCACCGCCAGCGTGAGCCGTAAGCCCGTCAAGCGCCGTAATCGTCGGATAGCCCTTGCTGTAGCCTTCCCCGGTTCCGACAACGCTCCATGCCCCTGGAGCTGCTTCGGTAGCCACGACAACCGAGTTCGGCGCAAGAGCAATACCCGTCGCACCCGCAACACCGTTGATCGTGTCAGCCGTGCCCGACAGCGGCACGGCCGCATATAGTTGGACGGGATTGGCCGTATTGTTGATGATGAAGACCCGGTCCGTGCCCGAGCCGACCAGCGGCAGCGCTACCCCATCGCCGAGCATCGAGCCGGCGGCCGGCGCCGTCGATGTGCCGATGGTCGTGATATCTGCTGTGATTTGCGTGGCGCCCGCTTGTGTGCGCGTGGTGCCTGCTGTGATGCCTGCCATATTCGCCTCTCTTGAAAAGAAACGGGCGACCGAAGTCGCCCAATTGATTGCCCGTCAGGAGAGACGGTCACCCGGTAGTGTCGTAGATTGCCCCATGCGCATGTTCGTTTCCTAGCTGGAGCGTGTACTCGACGAGCAGTTCCTTCTTGTCCGAGTCCCCCGTTTTCGCAAGTGGGATCGTCTGGAACGGCCGCAGGTAAGCCACGCGGACGAAGTTCGGGTTGATGGCGAAAACATCGCCCGAATGCGCGAGGAAGATGTCCGGGACGATCTTCACGTCCCCGAAATCCGACTCGTACACGTCCACCACCGTGCGCAGCGTCTTATCCTCGACTTCGATAAAGCGCGTGCCGGGGCCGCTGAATGCCGAGATGTTCTGCTTGTTCACCGAGGACACGAGCATGTACTCAGGACAGTCGCCCGACGAGTTGAACACCTTCTGAAGCATCTGCTTGACCATCGCTTCCGTGATGGCAACGGTCGTGCCGTTGTACGTGCGCGTGCTCGTGCCGTCCGTCCAGCCGTTCGAAGCGAGCGACGGGTTTGCACCCGAAGGCGTGCCGCCCGTTTGGAAGACGACGTTTTGTTGCAGCCACGCGGGCAGGCCTGCCAACACCCGGGCCGTCGTCGACGAACCCGCCGACTTGGCTTGGTTGTACGTCAAGATGCCTTCCATGTCGCGCTTCAGTTCCTTCGACTTCTTCAGGAGCTGATAGCCCATCTTGTTTGACCCGCCAGCCGCGACGACAGCTTGCGTCGTGCCCGAGATCGAAACAGTTTTCGTCGAGATCTGCGTGTAGTTCCCCATCCGAGCGGTCGGCGTGAGGTTCTGCGGCGTAGGGTCGTCACCTTCGACCGCGGCGTTGTTGAGGTTCTGCGCCGCGAGCGAATCCGTATCCCACTCGTGATTCGTTTGCTTAGCTTCTGCCTTTTTCGCCATGTTCAAGAACGGAGTCTTGAACGGGTCGACGTTGTAAATTGCGTTGATGAGGTCTTCACGAATGTTCTTTTGCGTGAAGGTCTGAAACGTGTTTGTCGGAACGCTCACTTTGGTTCTCCGGCTTCAATCCGTGAACAGCGAGAAGACCGCGGCTTGCGCGTCCTCATCGCCCGGATTGCGATTGAATCGGTCGATCGCGGCCGAGCGGCGCGCGTCGTTCGGGTTTGCATTCGTCCGAGATCCCGGGGCGGCCTGTGGCGGCGCTTGCCGAACCTGCTTCAGCGCTTGGGGTGCGGCTGCTTGGAGCTCCCGATAACGCGCCGCATCATCCAAAATCAGCATGTAGCGGTGGTCGAATATCTGGCTGAGCTCGGCATCCTGAAACCCGACGCTGCGGGCGTACTGCTTCATCTTTTCGCTGGCCTTCGCAAAAGCAGCGCTGTCCCTCCATTCGGGACGCGCACTGATCAACCTCTCTTGCTCTTTTGCAAGGTTTTGCTGAAGCGCTTGTTGCTGCTGCGCAGCCTCATGGGCCTGCTGCTGCTGCACTTGCGCGAGGAATCCTTGGATCTGCTGCTGTCGATTGCCGAACTCGGCCTGCATTGCGGCGAATTCGGCCGGGTTGTTTTGGCGCAATGCGTTCCAGTCGACTTTCGCGAAGTCGTGGTTGAGCATTTGAAGCGCCAGTTGTCCCATCTGCTGATGCTGATTCAGGGCCGTCTGCGTGGCTGCACGCCATTCAGCGATCTGCCTATCGTGCGCAGCCTTTTGGTTCGAAAGCTCGATCGACTTGTTGTTGACGTGTCCTTCGAGCTGGTACGACTTGATCACGTCCGACAGCGGGACTTGCGTCTCTTTGCCATCAATCTTGGCCGTGACGTGAAGGCCTAAGACCGACTCCGGATCGATCTTATGCGCCGTCAGAAGGTCATTCAGACTCGCATATGTCTGCGGCTCTTCGGCCTGAGGCTGGGCGTTCTGGTCGCCAATCTGCGGCTGCGCGTCCTCTTGCGCCTGTACTTGAGGCGCAGCCTCTTGGGGAGGCGTTTGAGCAGCCGGAGCGGCATTCGCCGTACCTTCATTGCCATCCTTCGGCGGAACGCCATTCGGATCGAATGCACCCGAGTCCCACAGACCCTGAAAGCTCGATTCGTCGGGATTGCTGAAGGTTGCTGCGCCCGGTTGGGTGGCTGCTTGCACGTCGCTCATTTGCTTGCCTCAAAAAGAAAAAGCCACCCGAAGGTGGCTTGTCATCGATGTGGAATTTGTTACCCGAACATCTTGAAGCGCCGCTTGCGCTCCTCTTCCTGCCTGATCTGGAACTCTGCAATCTCGCCGGTCTGCTTGACGTTCTCCAGATACTTTTCGAGCGTGTCCCAAAGCTGAAGCATCAGGATCAGCCGCGTATGCATCTTGTCGTCAGCAAGCGGAACCGCACGCATCTGCGCATGGATTCCGTCGAGGATCGCTTTCTTTGCCTCGACGAAGATTCGCGAATCGAGCACGTCGCGCGCTTGACCGCCGCGGATGATTTCCTCTTCAGGAGCCACGCTGCACCTCGCTCACGTCGTGATTGACCATTTGGCCGGCGTCGGCCGCAGGATCTTGTTTGAGTTGGCTCGCAACGATCTGACCGATGATCTTCACAACCGTCTGCCATTCCTGCGAGCTGATCTGCGCCATTTGTATCTGCTGATCGTTGCGCGATTGCTCAGCAGCATGCACTACCTCTGCCTGAGCCTGCTGAGCCTGTGCGCTGGCCTTGACCTGCTCGGCTTGGAGTCGCATCTGGGCGATCTGCTGATCGGACTGTGCCTTCATCTGTGCAGCAGCAATCCGCGGGTCCTGAGGCTGATGCGCGCGCTGCGCCATTGCCTGCTGGTATTCCTGAGAATCCGGATCCATCGCGAACTCGGTCGGGTTCTCGAATCCCAGCAGATGAGTTACCCGCTTGAACGTCGCGAATGCCTGCTTGGGACCGACAAGACCAAACTGCGCCAATTCCTTTTGTGCCTGACCGAGCAGCACTACGTTAGCACGCGCCTCTTCCCGGTTGCCAGATCCAAGCCCCACGTTCGGCGTCACCTCAGTACGCTCCCGCCATTCTGCGGGATTGGCGTTCAACCATTGGCCGTTCGTCAACATCATTGTCAACGGCTGATCCTGGTGACGACGAAGCAGATTGTGGATCTTCTGGAAAGTCTCCCGAACCCCCTCAGCCAACAGGCGGGCGACAAGCTCGACCTTCGCCGCGGCAGCCGACATCGCAGCTAACTGGCCGCCTTTCGTCACGTCCTGCAAAGCATCCGCATCGACGCCCATCGTGTCCTTGCCAATGCCTGTACGCATCTCGCGTTGCAGGTCGCAATACTCCATCGCCGGCAAGATCTGTTGCATCAGGTTAGACGGCTGCACGATCGGGACAAGGTTGTCGTTAACAGGTCCTTTGACGCGCACGATTCCACCCGGGCGCGAGATCAACAGATCCTGGATATTGACCGCGTCTTGATTCACGGCCATACGCGAGTTGTTCGACACGTACAGGTTATCGAGCGCCTGACGAAAGAGGGTAGTCTTGATGACCTGAAGGTCGTACAGCAGATCGAAATAACTGATCCCGACGTGACGATGCGGCATGCGCACCGGCGAGCAGTAGGTGAGGGAGATTTCTTCTACCTCATCGTTGTCGAAGATCTTGTCGCCGGCCACTACAACGCGGCGCAGCTCAGCGATACCGTCCTGATCCCAGTCGACGCGGATCCAGACGATGCGAAGCTCGACTTGCTGGCTGGCTGGGTCGCTCGGGTTCTCTTCGCTGAGCTGGTCCGTGACCTCGTTTCGAGCCAAGGCGATCAGGTCTAGATACGTTGGCTCGGCAACCTCGATCCCGTCAACGAGATCCTTCGGGAATCCCATCTCAATCACGTCGGAGCGCAGCACCGTGCGCTTACGTTCAACGAACGGACACGAACTATCGAAACCGCGGCGGGCCTGCGGCGAAACAAGCACTTCCTCAGGAGGGACACACTCAACGCGCACTTGCTTTTTCTGCGTGATGCGCCTGAGCTTGATATCGAAGCATGAATAGGTTGACGGCACCATCTGGCCGTTCGGACCCATGACAAAGGTCGTGTCCTGTTTCTCCGACTGCTCCAAGACCTCGATTTCGTCGTCGGTCTGGAATAACTGAGCCACTTCGATCTCAGTCAATCCCGTGTACGTCTCGACGCTCGTGCAACGGCGCTTCTCCCACCAGGAATCGATGTAGCCGTTGCGCATGATCAGCGCGTCTTTGAAGAAGTCGTGCAGGATGAAAAAGCCCGGGTTCTTCTTCATGAAGACCCAATTCACGACTTCCGTTTCTTGCTCGGCCTGATCCTCGTCACCAGGGGCCTCAGGATCGAACACGACCGGCTTTCCAGCGCCCACGAACATTCTCATGAGCGTCGGCATGATCCACTCGACCGTATCCCGAAGCTCCGGTAGAACGATTTGCGAGCGGTCCTCTACCTCATTGCCAAGCGGACGAGCGAAATAGGCGTTCAGAGCGTTGTAGCGATCAATCTCCAGCGTCGTCATCGTCTGACCGGCCGGCTTGATGTTGCCGCCCACCGATGGCCCTACAGAGACGGACGATCCTAAGGCTGCCTTCTCGTACTGCCCAATGATCCCAAGCAGCTCCGAATCACTCATCGGCATTACGGCTGCTCCTTAGGCTTAGGCCCGGGCTTGCGTGCGCATGTCCGCTCCAATTCCTCGACGCGCGCGACCAACTGCGCAAGATGCTTAATGCTCTCGATGCGCGTCTTCTGCATAAGCTCTTGCTCAAGCTCTGCGACGCGCTTTTCCAGCGCCGTGACTTTCGTGTCCAATGCGATGCTCATGCGATAGCCAGTTTGGGATAGTTGATAGGCTTCATCTCTTTCGGCTCTTCCCATGTGAGACAGCCAAGCCCGAATGCGTCACTGCCGTGGCTTGACCAGTCATGCTCAGGCCCGAGGCCAATGCCACGCTCCTCGTCGCGCTTCTCGTGATACCAGCCCAGCGCGGCACGCCCAGGCTCTGTGGTTGCCTCGTGGAACCGAATCTGCGGGAACAGCACACGCGCACGCTCAATGCGAGCCATCGCGGCGCCCTTGCCTTGGTTCGGCACGACTGTCACCGCGTAGCCCGCTTTGCGAAGCGTCGACTCGTACGACACGTCGTAGACCCGATCCTGGGTCGATCCGTCATGAGGTAGCCAGAAACTGGCCCTGGACGGCTCGTAGCCCTGCGATCTACACCATGCAAGGTGCGCGTCGACAGGCTGACCTACGGCCTCGTAGTAGTTCACGCAGCGGATCTCGCGCCCGATGAACTGCATCGCCCAAATGGCGAATGCGTCAGCCCTAGCGCCCGTCCCGCCGATGTCGCATATGAGGCGAATCGACATGAGCGGATCGGCGGGGAAGAATCCAATCCGACCTTCTTCTTGTGCTCGACGCAAATGCTTAGCGAAATACGCGCCCTCAAGCGCAGTGACGAATCCGCCTTCCCAAATGTGCTCGTACTGCTCGGGGCGCTCTTCCATGTCCCGTTTCCGATCGCGCTCAAGCTTCGCCGGGAAGCAGGGGTTGTCGCGCCAGTTCAGCGCAACGACCTTGTACCTCGGGTCATTCGCAGCCCTGAAACGCTTCTCGACTGGAGCCGTCTTGCGCTTCGGGTTCCACGTCACCCACAGCTCAGCGTTCCAGCCTTCGCCTTCCTCGCGAAGGGTAGGAATCAGCGTCGTCCAAGCTTCATCCGTGACAGGCTCTGCCTCATCGACCCAGCACACCAGAATCCGTCCCTTCGACTTGATGCTGGCAATGTTGCGGTCAAGCCCAGCGAATACGAACGAAATCCGCCCGTCCCGCGACTTGATGTAGTTGTCGCCGATGTCGTAGTACGAGGATAAAAACGGCTCGTCCTCGATCGCGCGCTTGCACTCTTCAAGCGATGAATCAGACAGCGAATTCATGAACTGTCGTGCGCACAGCAAGATCCCGCTCACGCCCGACATGCCGAAGATATAGCCCTTCACCACTACCATCTTGGCGAAGCTGCGCGTCTTGCCAGAACCGCGGCCGCCGTATGCCCCGCGAACATCAGCCTCTCCGGCAAAGACCGGGATCAGCTTCTCAGGTAGAGCTATCTTCGCCGTCGCCATTCAGCGCAACCAGTTGGATGCGATGCACAACTTCAAAGGCCGCGCCGTCCTTGCCCGTATGCTCGGCAATCAGCTTCTCGCCGTACTTCTTCGGCGCCATCTTTCCGGCCAACCACTTGCGAGCATCCACACGGAGACGAGAACGAGAGATCCATTCGTTGTTCGGCTTCTCACCGTTCTCCGTATCGATCGTGTCGCCCGTCGAATCGTCGGCAATGTCAAGGATCTCATCGGCTAACGTATCGGCCTGAGCCTCGCGCGCGCACGCGTATTGCTTCTGGAATTCTTCGTTCTGCGCCAGCCACCGACATACTGTCGAAATCGCTGGCATTTCGGGATCGCGGCAAATCGCTCGCAGGCTATCTCCATCCACGAGGCGTTCGCATATCGCGTCTGCCATCTCTTGCGTGAAGCTGCTCGGTCTTGCCATATCAGC